CGCCTGACCATTATCATTAACAACATTGGAGGTTATAGAATTTACTGTAGAATCAGTAGGAAAAGTAGGAATAATAGACGTTCTAAGATTGCGTATAGCATCATCAATAGTAACGTGTTTCAACCTCATAGAACCACGGAAAAACGTATAGCAAATAGCATAATAATCAACCAAATCGCAAGTATAATAAGTTCCATTAGCCATCGGAACAGCAGGCGCAATTTGCATAGCACTAAATCGAAAAGGATCAATGAAATAATTGGTAGTGGTAAGTGTAAGTGAGGTATTATAATAAATCCACTGAGAAGCCCTTTTCAAAACTTGTCTCAATGAAACAATACGCTCACCAGCACAATACAAAGCTGAAACTAGACCATCAGGAACTACCTGTGAACCACCAATGGGGGCATTTTCTTGTTTTTGCGTATCAATCTGCCCTTCTTGCTCAAAAGCATCCATATCACCTGCCTGTGGAGTAGCATTAGGCAAGTTAACTTGTGGGGTGATAGCAGTAGCGTTTGCAGCATTCAGGTAAGGCTGATAAGTGATAGGTACAGCACCTGCGAATTCAAAATCAGAACAACAAAAAGGTTCAACAATAATATTTATAGAACTAGTAATATTGTCAGGAGCCTCGAGAGGGTTAACAACAAAAACATAAACACTACCATAAGAACTATCTGAATCATTGGTAGTAACTCCGGAATTGTAAATTCTGCGAAATGGTTCAGTAGAAGCATACTTACAGACAAAAGTATACTCCGAAACATCCCGAATATCAACTATTTCTCGATGCACAAAAGCAGCATTAGAATAAGAAAAAACACCATTGTAGTCCGCTCGCGGATTGAAACAAAACATGAGACGACCACTATGAAACTCAGTCTTTACAAACTTAAATTTAAAGGCAATGCTACCCCTATACATAGAAAAATGCTTAGCAACGTAGCCCATAGGAGGACAAACACGGACGACGCGAGAAACAGTATTTACGGTAACTGAAGAAACAGCATCAAAACTAGACGGCCCTAAACGAGCACTAAAAAGAAGCGCCCCAGTAAGAGCACTAGTGAGCCAAGTAATACTAGTAAAGAAACACGATATAGACAAAATATTGCACAATGCCATATCGTCAGACCTAGTACCAGCAAAGCCATCTAGATGGGAAACTTCGTTAGCTTGAGACAAGCCATAATTGAAGGAATTATCTTGGCCATCACAATTTATACCATAAGGCATAATTTTATTATGTACATTCATTGGATGGGGATAAGCAGTAGGCTTTGAAAATCCAAAAGATTCTGCAGTATTAGCAAGCACACCAGCAAACCAAGCAGCAGGCTGAGTAACAGAACTAATAACAGGAATCTTACCAGCAAAATTCAACAAATCTTTAGTAGAGTTAAACCACGAAGAAATTGGCTTTTCAACCGAATCTCTCTCAGATTCTGAAACATTAACACGACTCTTACGATTAACTTTAGAAATAATGCCACCGGCTTGTGGTTGAGCTAGGGAAAGAGCTGCAGGGTATTCAAATTCAACATCTTCAAAAGAGACATACATGGTCAAATTACAATCAAGATGACCTGTAGAAGCTAGAAGAGGTGAGTAAACAATAACATCTACTTGTCCCCAGACGGAAGAAAAGCCAGAAACTATATTATAATAAAGTTGATCACTAACAAAAGGTATACGTAAAACAATATCAGAATCCTTAGCAGGATCAAACTGTACATTAGGTAATTGACTTGCAATGGTAAGGGAAGCCATAGCCTCATTGTACTTTAAATAATTAGCTTGCCTTTGGGGAAAATAAGTCATAAGCAAACGCCCCTGTTGAAAACGTGTAGGATTTCCTTGTAACCTAATAACAGTAGTGGCCCTAAAAGCCATAAAACCAGCAATTTTCTGAAAGAACTCAGAAAAATTAATGATACCATCAGGAAGTGACAAAGAAATGATACGCGTCAAGATTGTCTGAGTAGACGACCAATCAACAGAAGCGACTTGGACAGGACGTTCAAGAAAAGATTTAATGGTGTGCTGTTGTCCATCCCTTGCGGAACTAGACAAAGACGAATTAATAAGAGAAGGCAAAATAGTACCAGACACTTCATCATAATTATCAGAATCATGAAAAGTAATAATTTTACCCTGGACTTTTTGTGAGAGTCCAACACTCAACATATTATTATTTGAACTAGCAAGGCAATTTCTTATCTCAGTCCGCACCTTAACGGAGTAGAGAGCACCTGGGAGCTCTGGATTTTGTCCGGTTTGCGGACTAGGCATCCTAAGCAGTAATCCTAAAAAGGAAACCTACCAACTCAAGTAGCAATACTTATCTTTTAGAAACCAGGAATTTATATAGACAAGCAAGATCACACTTGAGCGTATACGACTAAAGAATACTTCCACCCTCATCATGCGCCACCATAATGGCCGCACCATAAGTTGGATAACGTGGAATATAATCAAACTCCTTTATAGAAGCCTTTATAATCACAGGAGCCCAAATATTCCATTCAACCTCTCCATGGAGCGAAAGCTCCATGAGGGACCAATCAATATTGTCTTTAACAATTTGTTCTTCCTGAGCCCCCTCTTTAGTCCACATGGGAGACTCAAGAATAACTTTTAATTCAAGCGGGGCAACATAACGACCCATAAAATCATGGTATCGAAAACCGCGTTTAAGGAATGATACTTCAGATAACTTTCTAAAACCAAAGTCCTTATCGTTTTTGAGTTCAGTCGTATAGACCAAGCCCAAGTCCAATAAAGCCTTTTGTAAAGTCTTAAAATTAAAGATATCACGCCAAGGTTCAGAAACCCCTATAATATTGTCATCCCCAAAAGTGATGGCAGTACAACAAGAAGCAAAATCAGGACCATCAACCCCAACAGACTTATACCACGCATAACGCATTGAAACTAGGTTGTACATAGTATTTATTAAGGTTGTAAGAGGGTTACCGCTAGGCATAGAGGACTTCCATTCATATATTACATTATCATAAACATGAAGAGAATTGTAGATATCTTTGAGCAAAGTAAGACGCGCCAACTTATCTGGCTCATCATCATTATACCAAAGATTAGCTACATCAACTATATGCATCATAATACAACCATGAAGAGAGCCATCATAACCAGAAAAATCACCAGCTACGAAACCACCATCTCCATAATGTAATAACGTTCTAGCAAGTAGATCCCAATCCCTACCATAGGCATTAGAACCTATGGCACTCTGATTGGCTATCCTATTATGCATGACAAATGAGGTAAATGAAAGAAACATACATCTAATAGAAACTAACAACGGCAATGGACACGCTGAGACAAGACGAGTTTTCCCTTCAAGTACTTTAGCCACAGGTCTACGTTCATCCTTTAAAAAATCAACATAAACATGCTCCTTCCTGATACCAAGCCTCGCATTCTTAAGAATATCGCGAACTTGAGCCTCAAGAACGCGTGATCCAACAGTAGTAAGATCATAATCCTGATCCTTACCAAAGAACCACTCCTTACCCCTAAAGCCCTTAACTGGATTTAACACATAAGGAAAACCAGCAGATGTGCTCCGTGGGATTGAATCCATAAAAATATCATGTGGTCTCCCAAGCACTGCTTCAGAATAAGTCAATATGGACTTATCATGTCCTCCTTCAGTATCAATATTAAGGAAGAAATGAGTAAAGTCCTGTACGGCTTTAATTAAGCAAGCGGGATCAGGATTAAAATCCCTGGGGTAATAAGAAGATAATGCCTTATGCATAGGAAAAACTGGTACGCCCAAAACCTTAAAAGGTCGTAGACGTGCTGGCAAAGTCAAAGGCTCACAAATCTTATTAAACAAAGGACTTGGTTTAATTTTAGTCTTAATAGAACTACATATGTGTTGATCTATGGTGCGAATATAGTTAACCTGCATATGAGGCGGTAACAAATCACCTGCTTGGGGTTCAGCAATAACACTAGAATAACCCATCATAGCTTCAATATCCTCTCGCGAAACGACAGAACAAAAAGACCAATCACTAGTACCAGCTATATGTATACCCAATATCTTACCAGGATTAACAGTAGTACTATTAATCAAAAGTGGCACACCACAATCACCATTCTTAGTACTACCCTTATACCTAAGCAGCCCACGAATAACATAACCAGGCAAATAAAAAGTAGACAAAGAAAGGTCAGCCATCTGAGCAGCCCACATACGAGTAACATAAAGTGACCCAGGAGTCCACGTGGGCAAAGAAATATAATACCTAGTCATGTTAGAAAACGTATGTTGTGGTACAAAATACTTAAGAATGTTCTTATGACACCGATAAGAATCAGGAAATTTAACAACACAAAGATCTTTATCAGTATTTTCACCAATGATTTCAAGAGAAAGGAACTCATTGATGGTAACAAA